TGATCGAGCTGGACTGCAGCGTGACGAAGTACCTGCAGCCTGGCGAGATCAAGGTGGAAGCCTACGCTTTTGGTACTGGCAACGTGACGCTGCTGCCTGGCAGCGAGAACTGGTTCTCGTGCGCCCTGGTGGGCTGATCCTTATGACCCTCGCAAGCTGACCATGCCACTCGAACGAATCTCTAGCCCGATGGTGACCGACGCCAGTCTCACTGGCGTTGACATCCAGGACGGCAGCATTGCCACCGTCGACCTGGCGGATGCTGCGGTCACGACGGCGAAGATAGCCGACAGCAACGTCACGACGCCGAAGCTGGCGGATGCTGCTGTGACCACCGCCAAGCTGGCCGACAGCAGCGTCACACGGGCGAAGGCCGGCGAGTCGATGGTCCGTCTCGCCACCCTCCAGACCACCACCAGCGGCGCCACCAAGGACTTCACCGGCATTCCCTCCTGGGCCCGCCGGGTCACGATGCTCTTCAACGGCGTCTCGACGACCGGCGCGAACGACATCCTGCTGCAGCTCGGCGTCAACACCACTCCCACCACCAGCGGCTACGTCAACAGCCAGTCGACCCTTTGCTACCCCAGCGGCATCGTCAACACCACCTCGACGGCCGGCATCCCGATCTTCAATAACCTCGGCACCTACGTCTTCACCGGCCAGATCGTGCTTGAGCTGCTCGATCCGACCGCCAACACCTGGATCATCACCGGCACTCTCGTGTCGACGGCCACGACACTCGGGACAGTCGTCTCCGGTGGTCTCATCACCCTCTCCGGTGCGCTGGGAATGGTGCGTCTGACCACCACCACTGGCACCCCAACCTTCGACGCCGGCTCCGTCAACATCTCGTGGGAGTGAGGCCACGACCGGCCTAGAATCGACCCAACAGGAGGACCCTCCACATGACCACCACCTTCCTCCACGGCGTGGAGGTGCTCCAGATCGACACTGGAGCACGGCCGATCCAGACCGTCCGCTCCAGCGTGATCGGCATCGTCGGCACTGCACCTGATGCTGACGCCACCGCCTTTCCCATCAACACCCCGGTGCTGGTGACCAGCAAGAGCGAGTACGCCAGCATCGGATCGACCGGCACTCTGAAGAATGCGCTCGATCTGATCTACGCCCAGGCGGGTGCTGTCGTGGTGGTCATTCGCGTCACAGCCGGCGCCAACGATGAGGCGACGATCACCAACGTCGTCGGTGGCGTCAACGCCACGACCGGCGCCTACGAGGGGGTCTACGACTTCCTGGCGGCCGAAAACGCCGTCGGCTTTGCTCCTCGCATCCTCATCGCCCCGGGCTTCACACATCAGCGGCACAGCAACGGGATCCTGACGATTCCCATCAGCCAGCAGGGCAGCGGCTACACCACCGCTCCTGCCGTCACGATCTCAGCCCCGGCTGCTGGTGGTGTCCAGGCCACGGCGATCGCGGTGCTCGGCACCGGCGCCAATGCCGGCAAGGTCGTGAGCATCACGGTCACCAACCCCGGCACCAACTACACCTCGGCGCCGACCGTCACCATCGCCAACCCGCCGTCAGGTACCACCGCCCAAGCCGGCACCGCCACCCGCGGCACCGTCCGCAACCGGGTCGTCGCCGAGCTGCTCGGCATCGCCCAGCGTCTTCGTGCCGTCATCGTCGCCGACGGGCCCAACACCACCGACGCTGACGCCATCGCCTATGCCGGTGACTTCGGCTCCGATCGCGTCTACCTCGTCGATCCCTGGGTCGTCGTCGGTGGCGTCACCATGCCGTCGTCCCCCGCCGTCGCCGGCATCATCAACAAGGTCGACAACGAGCTCGGCTTCTGGTGGTCGCCCTCCAACAAGGAGATCAGCGGTATCGAGGCCACCAGCCGCGCCATTGACTTCGCCCTCGGCGATTACAGCTCCAGGGCCAACCTGCTCAACGAGAAGGACGTCACCACGATCATCCGTGAGCAGGGCTTCCGCCTCTGGGGCAACCGCACCCTCGCCACCGATCCCCTCTACTCGTTCCTCTCTGTCCGTCGCACCGCGGACATGATCAACGAGAGCATCCTCCGCGGCCACCTGTGGGCGGTCGATCGCTGCATCTCCGCCGTCTACCTCGAGGAGGTGATGGAGTCGGTCCGGGGCTACCTCCGCACCCTCAAGGCCCGCGGCGCCATCCTCGGTGGTGACGTCTGGGTTGATCCGGCCCTCAACACCCCGACCAGCATCGCCGCCGGTCAGGTGTTCTTCGACTTCGAGTTCACCCCCCCTTACCCCGCTGAGCGTGTGACCTTCCGGTCCCACCTGGTCAACACCTACGTGGTTGACCTTCTCGCCTGAACCATCACCACGAGGACTGACCCATGGCCCAGATTCCCCGCATCCTGAAGAACTTCAGCCTGTTCGTCGATGGTCGCGGCCTCGCCGGCACCATCAACACCCTCACCCTCCCCACCTTGGCCACCAAGATGGAGGAGGTCCGCGCCGGCGGCATGGACGCTCCGGCCGAGGTCGACATGGGAATGGAGAAGCTCGAAGCCAGCTTTGATCTGCTCGAGTACAACCCGGACGTCATCGCCCTCTACGGCCTGGCCGGGGCCGACAAGCAGCTCACCGCCCGTGGCGCCATGCGTCGCGATGCGGAAGATGCTGTGCCGGTGGTGGCGAACATGACCGGTGTGGTGAAGCAGCTGGAGACCGGCGACTGGAAGGCCGGCGACATGAGCATGCCGAAGTTCAGCGTGGCGCTGCGCTACCTGAAGCTGACGATCGGCGGCACTGAACTGGTTGAGATCGACGTGGTCAACATGATCCGTCGGATCAAGGGTCAGGATCAGCTGCAGTCCATCCGTAGCGCGATCGGAGCTTGATGATGGCGATCGACAAGCGGGCGACCGTGAAGGTCGTCCTCGACTTTCCCATCACCGTCTCTGGGGTGGAGGTGAAGCACCTCACGATGCGTCGGCCGAAGGTGCGTGACGAGATGGCCTTCAGCAAGGCCAGCGGATTGACCGAGGACAAGGTGATGCAGCTGATCAGCAGCCTCACCGAAACGCCGATCGAGGATCTGATGGAGCTGGATGCGGCCGACTGGTTCAAGCTCGAGGAGCAGTACCAGGCTTTCAAGGGGGCCAGGCCACAGGGCGAGGGCTGAGGCGGGCAGTGCTGAGCCTGTCGCTGCTCACCGGCTGGGGCCTGGCGGACATTGAGGGGATGGAGATCGATGACTTCTGGGCGTTCCTCGAGGATGCCCAGGTGCTCCAGAATGAGATCAAGGAGGGGATGGTGCAATGATCGGCGGCGGGCCCCAGAAGATCACGGTCGAGATCGGGGGCAAGATCGCCGCCAGCCTCGGGGCCGCACTGCGTGGTGCGCAGATGCAGGTCAGCTCGTTCGGGCGGAACGTGACCCGGACGATGAACGATGCGGCGACGGCAGGCCGGAAGGGCTTCAAGGGCATGTTCGACAATGCCCTCTGGCAGCAGGCGGCGATTGGTGCGGCAGCGATCGGCACCGGCCTGGCGGCCAGTGTGCGCGTCGCGGCCCGGTTCGAGTCGGTGCTGTCCGACATCGGCAAGACCGCGAACATTGGTGAAGGCGAACTGAAGAAGCTCAGCGGCCAGATCCTGCAGCTCTCCGGCCGGAACGTCACCAACCTGGCGCCGGAGAAGCTGGCCGCCGGCATTCAGGATCTGGTCGCCCAGGGCCTGGAGCTGAAGGACGCCGTCGCGTCGATGGAGGCCCTCGGCAAGGTGGCGACCGCCACCAACTCAGATCTGCTCGACGTCACCAAGACTGGCTTCCAGCTGCAGAACGCACTGAAGATCCGACCGACGGAACTGAAGGCCACCTTCGATGCCCTGGCCTACGCCGGCAAGCAGGGCGCCTTCGAGCTGAAGGACATGGCCCAGTTCATGCCCACCATCGCCGCAGCAGCGGGGACGATGGGCATCCAGGGCAAGAAGGGAGCGATCGCCCTGGCGGCGATGATGCAGATGGTGCGGAAGGATGCGCCAGACGCGGGCCAGGCCGCGACCCGGATGACGGACGCGATGCTGAAGATGACCGCGCCAGACGCGGTGAAGAACTTCAAGAAGTTCGGCGTCAACATCGAGCAGGTGCTGAAGAACGCCAAGGCAAAGGGTGTCAACCCGATGGAGGCAGCGCTCAGTGAGCTGCAGCGGGTGACCGGCGGCGACGTCTTTAAGCTCGGCCAGATCTTTGGCGACAAGGAGGCCAAGCTGGGCCTGATGTCGCTGATGAAGTACCGGAAGGAGTACGAGAAGCTGAAGGCGGATGCTAGTGGTGCGGCTGCCGCCGGCACCGTCGACAAGGACTACCAGCGGTCGCTCAAGACCTTCCAGGGGACGCTCACCAGCTTCCAGAACAGCAGCCAGCGGCTGGGCATCGCCGTCGGCAATGCACTGCTGCCTCCGCTCACGCGCCTGGCCGAGCTCATCACGCCGTTGGCGGAGGGGATCGCCGACTGGGCATCGAAGAACCAGGGCCTGATGGCTGGCATCGTCGGGATCGGCGCTGCCCTCGCCGGCCTGGTGGTGGCGCTGCCCGTCATTGCTGGTGTCGTCTCGGCAATCGGCACCATCGGGGCTGCCATCGGCGCCGTTATGGCTGCCGTGCCCCTGCTGGCCGGCATCGGCACCGTCTTCGCGCTCGTCGTCCCACCCATCGGCATCGCCGCCGCGGCCATCGGTGGTGTCGCGGCCCTGGCCTACGTCGTCATCCGCAACTGGCGACCGATCAGCGGATTCTTTGCCAACCTCTGGGGCCAGGTCGTCGCCGTCACCCGCCAGGTCGGGCCACAGATGCTGAGCATCTTCGCCCCCATCCCTGCCCTCATCATCCGGCTGTTCACCAGCAGCGGCATTGGCCAGCGGCTGATCACCTCGATCATCGATGGCCTCAAGGCCAGGGCTGGTGCACTGTTTAGCTGGGTGTCGAGCGCGGTCAGCAGGATCGGCAGCATGATCGGCTCCGTGCGTCCTGGTGCGCCCCCTGCGGCGCCGCCTGCCACCACCCCGGCCAGCCCCCCTGCAACGCCGCCAGGTCGCGCGCGCGGGGGCCCGGTGCGCGCGGGCATGCCCTACCTGGTGGGCGAGCGCCGGCCAGAGCTGTTCGTCCCCGGCATGGATGGCGGCATCATCCCCCGCGTCGCCGCCCCGGTCACCGCCGCCGCCCTCGCCGCCGTTCTTGCTGGCCCAGCACCTGCTGCTGCAGCTCCCGCCATCACCATCAACGCTCCGGTCACCATCAATGCCGCCGGCGGCGATCATGGCGACATCCGCCGCCAGGTCGAGGACGCCTTCGTCGACATCCTCCGCCGGGTCGAGTCCAGCCATCGCATGCTCCTCAACGACTGACCATGGCACGCCCCCTCTTCCAGCTCGGCAGCTTCCAGTTCGACCTGCAGAACGGGGCCCCGCAGACCCTCGACCGGACGGCGGAGTACCGGTGGGAGGAGCAGCCGCGCATCCTCCGTGATCCCGCCAACCAGTTCCTTGGCCCTGGCTCCCAGCAGATCACCCTCGACGGCACCCTCTACCCGGGCTTCACCGGCAAGGTCACGACCATCGAGTCGCTGCGCTCCCTCGCTGCGAAAGGCGAGCCGCAGATGCTCACCGATGGCATGGGCAAGGTGCATGGAAAATGGGTGATCAAGCGGGTCCGGGAGGGCCAGGGCAGCTTCCTCCAGGGCGGCGCCCCTCGTCGCATCGACTTCACCCTTGACCTGCTGCGCTACGCCGAGGACAACCCCGGCGCTGCGGCCAGCCCCACCAGCGTCTCCGCGGTCTCCGGCCTGGCCGGCGACTACGCCCAGATCATCAGCAGCCTGGATCCGTTCACCGTCGACGAGTCCGCCTTCGACTTCGCCTCCTGGGCCAACAGCGCCGAGTTCAGTGTCGTCGCCGAGGCCGCCCGTGGTGCTGGCTTCAACCTTGGACAGCTCGCTGGCATCGCGCAGGCGATCGGCAACCAGAACTACGTCCAGGCTGCCCTCAACGCCTTCGGTCTCGCCAGCCTCAACATTGACCAGAGCAACACCTGGGTGCAGCTCGGCATCAATGCTGCTCAGATGGCGCAGCAGTTCGCCGCCGGCCGCGGGCCGGAGGCCACCGGCATCGCCCTCGAGGCCCTTCGTCCTGCCACCACCGCCATGCTCCAGACCCTCGGTGGTGGCGTCGGTGGCGGCCAGGCCCTGGCCGACATGATCGGCAGCGCATCGACCATCATGACGATGCTGGACGTCGATCCCTACGTCACCGACACGATCCGAAGCCTGATCCGACCATGAGCCAGGTCTACGTCACCCGCCAGTTCGACATGGTCGACCTCATCTGCTGGCGCTACTACGGCCGCACGCAGGGAACGGTCGAGGCGGTGCTGGCGGTGAACCAGAACCTGGCGGACCTGGCCCCGATTCTGCCCGAGGGCCTCCGCATTCTGCTGCCGGACCTGCCAGCACCTGACACCACCGAGACCCTCAGGATCTGGAGCCCATGACCACCCCGGCGTTCCGCATCGTCGTCGATGGCAGCGACGTCACCGCGCAGATCAAGGATCGACTCGTCAGCCTGCGCGTCACCGACGAAGCCGGGCAGGTGTCGGACAGCTGCGAGATCACGCTGGATGACCGCGAGAAGCGGATGCCGATGCCCAGGACTGGCGCATGGGTGCGGGTGTGGATGGGCTACAGCACCGGCGGGAAGCTGCCGGTCTACATGGGCGCCTTCGCCGTTGATGACTGCGACCTCAGCTGCGGCCCACGGTCGATGGTGATCCGCGCCACTGCTGCTGCCACGGCTCCAGAGCTGGTGAAGGAGCAACGAACCGAGGCCTGGCACAACACCACCCTGGGACAGATCGGGGCCAAGATCGCGCAGCGCAACGGACTCCAGCCCGTGTTCAAGGGCAACCTGGCGAGCATCGAGATCAAGCACGAAGACCAGACGAACGAGAGTGACCAGTCGTTCCTCACCAGGCTGTCGGAGAAGATCCGAGCGACGATCAAGCCGGCCGACGGCAAGCTCGTCTTCCAGCCGCGCGGCACCGGCGAGGGGCTGCAGCAGGACTTCACCGTGAAGGAGACGGAAGTGTCGACTTGGCGGGCGAACGTGAAAAACCGCGGCGCCTACGGTGAGGTGGAGGTGCGCTACCTGGACCGCCCGAGCCAGAAGGAGAAGACGAAGAAGGCGGGGCAGAAGGGGAAGCTGCCGACGTACCAGGAGAAGCAGCTGGCAAAGAATGAGGAGGAGGCACAGAAGCAGGCCGAGTCGAAGTTGCAGAGCCTCCAGTCCGGAGAGGTGCGGATCAGCCTCACCATGCCTGGCCGGCCAGACATCAGCGCTGAGGGGCTGATCACGCTCGAGGACTTCCGGCCGGAGGTGAATGGGACGTGGAACGTGAAGCAGATTGAGCACACCATCGACAGCCAGGGGTATCGCACCTCGATCGAATGCGGAACGAAGGGAGAGGAGAACGACGACTGGACGCTGGGTGAGGTTGGCGGCGGCAGCGGCACCCTCGGCACGCCAGGGCAGAACAACGGCAAGCCAGCCGGCGTGAAGTCGAACCTCATCGCACGGTCGGCCGAGCAGCTGCGTGGGATGAACACCAGGGGCGGGCCTGACGGCGGCAACAATGCTTGCCTCTTCGCCGTGAACCGGGTACTGAGGAACGCCGGCATCACGCCGCCGTGGGGCAACAGCAACTACGTCCCGACGGCGCAGCAGGTGCTCGCCGGTGGCGCCGGCACACTGCTGTCGGGCCCCGAGCCTGGCGCGATCGCGATCATGCGTGACTACGGCAACCCTCCCTACCCCCACGTTGGTGTCGTCGGAACTGATGGCAGCACGATCATCAGCAACAGCTCCTCCCGCGGCACGTTCTCCTGGGCCGCCGGCGAAGGCAGCTACACCTCCACCTACGGTCGAACCCCTCTCTACTACCGACTCCGGTAGCATCCGACAGTGAGCACCGCGGCGATGCCTGACCACGACACGACGCACGGTGACATCCTGCGTGCGATCGGCAACCTCGAAGGGAAGCTGGATGCCATCCACTCCACGATGGCCAACAACCGCGCCGACATCGTCGAGGCCTTCAGGCGGTTGAGCCAGGCGGAGCAACGCATCGCCCAGGGCGTCATCCTGGCTGTCGTCGTGTCGCTCGTCATGCCTGTCGTGGTGGTGATGGTCGCGCCGCGCCTAGAGTTAGGTCCGGAGCATCCCGTCCCTCACTCCAGCACCAGGCCATGATCGGTCCCACCAAGCGCCCACAGGATTTCGGCTTCCGTCCCAACGACAGCCACATCCTCGTCAACGACGTCACCGAGCGGGCCCGCGCGTTCTCGGCCGCCGGCAAGCTCCTCTGGGACGTTCCTGCCCTCGGCCGCGGCCAGGGTGCCGACACTGACTGGGCTGGCGTCGGCACCGACACCCCGCCAGGCCTCTACGTCATCGGCCAGATCTACCGCGACTACGAGGCCGACCCCACCCCGCCCTACTCCCGCACCGCCATCGCCTACGGCTGGTACTCGTTCGACCTCGAGGAGCTCGAAGGCCAGGAGGGCCGCTACGGCAGGGCCGGCATCATGATCCACGGTGGTGGCACCGCCTGCGGGTGGCCCGGGGCCTGGGAGCCGAAGCAGCCGCTGGTCCCCACCCTCGGCTGCGTCCGGATGTACAACCAGGACCTGCGCGATCGGCTGTTGCCCCTCACCGCCGCCGGCAAGGTGTTCGTCTCCGTCTACCAGGAAGGCTGAGGTGGAGCTGCGTGACTTGATTCGGATCTACCCCGGCACCCTCTCGCCGGATGCGTGCCAGCAGCTGATCGACGGCTTCGAGGCCCGGTCGGATCGGCACGTCATCCACCAGGGCGACGGCCCCCGCTTCGCTGAGCTAAACCTGACGCAGGAGTGGCTGGACGGCCATGCCATGGCCTTTGGCGCCATCCTCCCCCAGTTCGAGGCCTACTCGAGGGAGCTGCAGATCGGCCCGCAGCAGTGGCCCGCTGAGCTGGCGTTCGAGGAGCTGCGGCTGAAGCGCTACCGGCCTGGTGGTGATGACCGGTTCGATGAGCACGTCGACGTCCAGGACCACGCGAGCGCGCGGCGGTTCCTTGCCGCACTGCTCTACCTCAACGACGTCCAGGACGGGGGCGAGACCGACTTCCCGCTGTGGCGACAGGCGATCCGACCGAGCGCCGGTAGCCTGGTGGTGTTCCCCCCGCTCTGGCCCTGGCTGCATGCCGGCCGGCCCCCGCTCAGTGGTCCGAAGTGGATCCTGAGCACCTACCTCCACTACACCTGAGGATCATCACCATGGAGCACTATCTCAAGCCCGAGTACATCGGCTTCGCCCTGTTCATCGTGTCCGAGATCATCGGCATGGCGAAGGTGCGTCCCAACAGCGTCACCCAGCTGGCTCTTCAGCTGCTCCGCCGGGCCTTCCCCTACCAGCCCGGCCGGTTCTGATGGTTGATCGCAATGCGATGGTGCGGCAGCTGCGCCTCCATGAGGGGGAGCGGCTGCGGCCGTACCGCTGCACCGCTGGGAAGCTGACGATCGGCGTCGGCCGCAACCTGGAGGACCGCGGCATCAGCGCCGAGGAGTCGGCCATGCTGCTGTCAAACGACATCAGCCGAGAGGAGCGTGAGCTGCTGGCGGCGCTGCCGTGGGTGGCGAAGCTGTCGGAGGTGCGGCAGCGGGTGCTGCTCGACATGAGCTTCAACCTGGGCCTGCAGGGCCTGCTGGCGTTCAAGCGGACGCTGGCCGCGATCCAGGCGGGGCAGTACCAGCAGGCGGCGGGAATGATGCTCGAGTCGCTGTGGGCCCGGCAGGTGGGGCAGCGTGCGCAGCGGTTGAGCGAGATGATGGCGACAGGCCAGGTGCCGAAGGAGCTGGCCTGATCGCGGTCAGGCCGCCAGCATCCGCCGGACGGTGGTGCGGCTGACGCCGAGGCGGTCAGCAATGGCCTGCTGGGTCATGCCAGCGCGGCGCCACCGGCGGGCCCGCTGCTCGCGTGACTCGGTCAACAGGTAGATCACCAGCAGCGGGATGGTGAGGATGGCCAGGAGAGTGGCCAGGAGGCAGGTGAGGGTGGTCATTGTGTGGAGTGCGGTGGGGTCGGCGGCGCGCTCGGCCTGCCGATTGGCCCAAGGTAGAGCCGCGGCATGGCGCCGCGCCGGTGCATGTCACAACTCGTTACACGAGCGGCGATGGAATCGTTGGGGTCAGGTGACGCCCGACCCCCGAGGCGACCAGCCCTTGTCGCTGGTGGGAGGATCCGGCCCCTGCATCCGGCTTGTGGGTGGTGGCTGACCCTTGTCGTCAGCGGGAGGATCCGGGCCTCAGCTATCCGGCTTCTGGGCTGCGCAGAACATAGCGCCGGTGGATCACACCCAGTGGGTGGCTGTTGCAATCCGTCACACACCCACTTCACCCACGACGCACCCCCCGCCGCACGGCGCGATGGATGCGAACGGTGGCAGTTACCGGCCAGATGGCGCCGGCCAGGCTGGCGCGGGCCCATTCGGCTAGTTCGTTGATGTGGTCCATGCGGACACAGGCGACGGTCGTGATGACCATGGCCCAGACGTAGATCTCAATCAAGAACATGTTAAGAATGCAATGGAAGGCCCGGATAGGCTCCGGGCGGGCCATGGGCTCAGATGACTCTGAAGTCGGCGGCGGTGGTGCTGTTCCGAGTCCACTGCAGCGTGCAGAGAATCTGAGCGTTAGCGCCGCGGGTGCCAGTGAAAGAAGCCATGATGTCCAATGGTGAAGGGCGGCCAGGTCGGCCGTGGCCCCATCATCGCGCCACCACCCACCACCACCATCAACCTGTCGCAATCCTTCACACTCAGCCCGCCCTAGACTGGCCCATCTCTTGACGCACTCTCCATGGGTTGGATCGACTGCGCTCTTCCCCTCCACCGGCAGCTCGATGTCGAGCAGGAGGTTCGCACCATCCTCGCCTGCAACGACCTCGAGGCCGTTCGCAACCTCGCCGCCTTCCTCCTCCGCTACGCCGCACTCCAGACTCACACCTCTGCTCAGCTGGTGAAGCAGCTCGCTGCCGCTGAACACCAGAACGGCCCACAGCCGCCGACCGATGAGCACCACCGCTGGGCGCAGGAACTGATGGCAGAACTGCGACCATGAAAAAACCGCCGGTGTCTTACGCCGGCGGCTCGGTCCCTTGCACCTCTTCCTGCGTCAGCGTAGCAGGGCCTCAACCGACCGCGCGCGCTGCACGGTCGGGCCATGGTCATAGATCACGGTGGCAATCACCAGGACAGGGATCAGGAAGGTCAGGAAGCGGATCATGGGTAGATGGCACGGATGAGTTCGGCGGTTTCGCTGCTGCCGCCAAAGCGCTGGTACAGCCAGGTGGCCAGCTCGTCGCAGACGGCACGTGCTTCGCGCCTGCACAGCTTGCAGGGTGTTGAGCATTGGATGCACCCACCAAATGGGCACAGCCTGAGGGCCAGGCGCTCGGAGATCGGACGGTCAGTCATAGATCAGCTCCGCTCCGGTGTCGTGGGACCAGCAGAGTGCATCGGTGAGGACGTCGTCTGTTGTAACTGTGGAGCCCAGCTCGCCCCTGCTGGTGCTGTCCAGCAGGTAGAAGCCGTTGCCGCTGAGGCCGAGGATGAGGCCGGTGCCTGTTTCGATGTCAGCGCTTTTGCTGAGGGCGATCTCATCGCCAGGGTTTGCGGTGTCGAGGAAATGCTCGACTCGTTGTTGAAGGGTCATCGGAGAAGGGGTGGGGTGGGGGCCCGGGTGGGCCGTGGACACATCATCACCGCCGCCGCCCCTCACGGCTCCGACCTGTCACAATCCTTCATCATCCGATGGCAGGTGGAGCTCCGCCTGCCATCGGTCCTCGCACCACCGGCATCGCTCCCCCACGCACGCGCGGTAGGCCAGCTGCCCATCAGGCAGCTGCAGCAGCTCGATGCTGCCGCCGTCCTCTCGGTCGATCCGGTACGCCGTCGTGGTCATCCCTTGCTTCCCTGCACGCCGCCATCGCCGTTGTACCGGCCGGTCTCGGCATAGCTGCGGTCTGGTTCCGCCGCCAGCTGCATGAACACCATCTGGCCGATCTTCATTCCAGGCCACAGGCTGATCGGATGGAGCTGTCGGATGTTCCTCAACTCCAGCGTCAGCCGGCTGCCGTGCCACCCGGGGTCGCACCAGCCGGCCAGCAGGTGTTGCAGGCCCTCTCGTGCCCTGGAGCTCTTCAGCACAAACTTCGCCGCCACCCAGTTCGGCAGCGCGAACGTCTCCTGCGTGCTCGCCAGAACAAACTGCCCCGGCTGCAGCAGGTACGGCCGCTCCTGGCTGTGGCCCCCCAGGGGGTAGGGGGCCATCTCCAAGGTTCCGGCCCGCTCGATCAGCAGGTCATCGCCCAGCAGCAGGTCATAGCTCGCTGGGTTCAGCTGCTCCCTCCGAAACGGGCTGATCATCCCCCGCTCCGCTGCTGCTGCGATCATCCAGTCCGGCAACACTGCTCCCATCGTTCTCCGTGGTGGTGGTGGTGGTGTGGGTCGCCCACAGCCCGGTGTAGAGGCTGTGAAGCGGATGGGACGGGTCATGCCGTCCGTCGATCTCATAGAGGTGCTCCAGCCTGTCCTGGCGCTCCTGGTCGTCGTGTCTCATGCGGCCTCGATCCTGCAGCTCCAGCCGTGAACAGCCCGCAGGATCAGCTGGCGGTTGAGGGCCACGTCAATCGACTCCGCCAGCCAGGCTCGGTCGCGATCGGTTCCCCACTCCAGACCCTCGATCCATGGCGAGGTCTCATCCTGCCGCGCTGGCAAGGGGGCGCAAAGCCAGCAGGCTCCGCGGCGCAGAACGAACTTCCTCATCGCCACCTCATGATCAGCTTCGTGCTCAGGTGGATCCGCGGCATGGCATAGCGGTCGCCGTTCTCGGCTTCGACTTAGTAGTACGGGAAGCCGCCATGAGCCGCCGGCAGTTCACGGATGACCTTGAACTCCACGTCCTCGGGCCAGTTGTAGGAGAAGACCTTCTGGCCGACGGTGATCGGGATGGTGCGGCGTGCCATCACTCGTCCTCTCCTTCGAGGCGATTGCAGACGAGCATGGGCTAACCGGCGATGTCGCGCCAGCTGTCGGCATAGTTGGGGTCGCCATTGATAATCCGGCCGATCTTGTGGCAGATCATGTCGAGGGCTTCATGTTGATCAGGAGCCAGGAATTGGCCACTGGGCATGCTGGTGGCAATCACCTGCTTTAGGGTCTGGCTGAGTTCAGCGTGGGTGGTGAACCTGCCATAACGCTGGCCGCGCTCGGCGAGGGTTTCGTTGATGTCAGTCATAGTGGCGAAGGGTGGATTGCAAAGGAACATGCCTGACCCACAAGAAGGGTCATAGATCTGCAGATTAGGCGGTGAATACCAGGTAGTCACAACTGGGCCGGCAGGACCTGCCCTTTGATCTTGGCGTAGCGGCGGTTCAATGCCGCCCAATCGTCACGATTCTTAAAGCGGAAATGCACGGTGCCCTTCTTGTGCGCCTTGAACTCGAAGAACCCCCAGTCGTACCACTCAGCAGGCACCAGCGGTTGCGGGGCCTTGGGCTGGCCCATCTCCTCGTACCGCTTGCCAGTGATGAAGCACAGCGCCTTGATCAGGTCCTGGATCTCATCGGCCTGCTTGCCATAGGTCTGCACTCGCACCCCACGACCATCCCAGCTCAGCTCCGCCAAGTACGCGCGGATGAACCTCTGGTTGATCATGTAGCCGCTGTTCGTCACCCAGCCCTCAACCCCGTAGCGGTTCTCCTTCGTGTGCATGGTCAGGTTGTCGATGGCCTGCTCCACCGCACGATCAACGCGCTGCTCCTGCGTGCCGGCGACGATCTGCAGCATCCGCCACAGGTTCCGCTCGGTGAACGGGATCTTGGACTGCTCCTCAACGAAGGCGTTGATGTCCTTGGCCAGCTGGCTGGTGGCCATCTGTACCGGCAGGAACTCGGCGCACACGTGCTTCCATGCCGCCTTCTGCAGATTCTTCCGGAACCGGTTGCGGGTGACCGCTGCACCATCGACGGTGACCTGCAGGCCCAGGTCTTGGCCGAAAAACCCGTCGAGCACGGTGCGCAGCCTGGTGCCGGCCTCCACCTGTTCATCGAAGATCCGGCAGGCCTCGACGTAGCGGTTGACGATGTCGCGGCTGCGGCGGTAGGGGATGATGCCCTCCCCCTGGGCCTCGATGTCGTCGGGGCCCAGGTAGAAGCCGTCGAACTCTCCGGAATCTCCGGATCGTTGCCCCGGCTTGCGCAGCCGCACCAGGCCGACGCTGACCCGAGTCGGGCGTTCGGCAGTGCTGAAGCACTCGCCCAAATCTTCGAGGCTGCCGTAGGCCTCGATCAGCTTGGCCAGCTGCAGCTGCAGGCCTCGGAACTGACCCGAGACGGTGTTCCAGTTCGCCAGGGCCACGATCTCGCAGCCTGGCGGGGCGATCTCCCAGGCGTGGAGGATGTGGGCCTCATCCGCCGAGAACGGCGGGTTCATCACGATGAGGTCGATGTGGCTGACGGCCTCGGGCTGCACCTGCATGAAGTCCGGGCAACGGTGAGACGGCACCGCGCCTCTGATGCTGGTGAGAATGTCCCGCAGGTGGGGCTCCTTCTCGCACCACAGCACCTCCGCTGCGCCGCGGTCCAGGCACTCGCGCACCAGGTTTCCGCTGCCGGCGCTGGGCTCCAGCACCGTCTTGCCCCGCAGGTCGAGCGGGTCGAGCATCTCGGCCGCCACCTCCGGCGGGGTGGGGTAGAAGTCGGGGTTGAACATCAGTCCGCCCCCGCCTCGATCACCGCACCCCGGCGCACCCGCGGGACGCTGGGCTTCCGGGGTGGCTCGGTTTTCATCTCCGCCACCACCTGGCTCCATGCCTCCAGGCGGTCAGGAGCCATGGCCTCGCCAGACTGCAACCCGGCAAACTCCGCATCCCAGGCCTTGGCAAAGCCCACGGCGCGGTCCAAGCTGCCCATGCAGCAGCCCATGGACAGGCCTGTGGCAATGTGAGTCAGCCGCCAGTAGCCCTGGACCTGGCCGAAGCTCACTTCGCCATTGTCTGGATCAACGTGCAGCGGCTTGTGAATGGCGATGCCTTTGCCGGCCCAGTGCGGCTTGATGTTGATCACCCGCTCACCGTGGTCGCGGGTCATCATGCGGATCGGAATGGTGCGGGTCATGGCTGCACCCCGCGCATGTGGTCCTCAACCTTCCGGATCAGCCACTGCGGCACGGTCGGCGACTTCGGCACCCAGCGCCTGTGGTTCCAGACGCCTGCGCGAGTCACGGCAGCGGGATCGCGCGGCAGCCACTCGGCGATCTGATCCACGAGCTTGCGCTTGCTGGTGCGGCGCAGGAACCGCACCAGCCTGGGGTTGCCGCTCATCAGCGGATCCTGCATGACGATCCACTCAGGGCCGCCAGAAGGATGTGGCTCGGAGCGGTAGATGATGCTGGCCATCACTCCACCTCCAGCGCGATGCCGCGCTTGGCCAGGTAGCTGACGCAGGCGGCTGCGTTCTGGCTGGCGGTGCCGGCTGCCCACTGGATGACGAGGGTGCCGCTCCGGCGGCGAATCTGCCAGTCACTACCGCTGGTCTGAAGGTGTAAGCCGGTCTGTTGCTCGAGGCGGTTGCTCAAGGCCAGCATGTCGATGCCGTTGAGGATGTAGTCCATGGTCAAGAGGTGAAAGGGAGAAGGCGGGCTGCCCCGCTGATGCAATCATCGGGCGCCACGCCCCTCCCTCCCATGACCTGTTACAGATCTTCACGCGGTCCGATCTGCCACAGCCAGTAGCCCGGACGCCCCTGGCCGCCGCGGTCGTACTCCACCAGTCCTGCCCGCTTCAGACGGCTCATTCGCCAGCTGACCGACCCGTAGCTCACACCCCATCGGGCCTGCAGCTCCTCGAACGTCACGTGGCGGGGGATCTCACCCCCCACCAGCAGCGCCAGCTCCAGCACGTCCAGCACCGTCGTGTCGGTGTGCTGGGCCCGGAGGCCCAGGATCTTCGTGAGCTCCATGGTCAGAACGGGATGTCGTCGTCGTCCAGCGCATCGGCCGCAGCTGCTGGGGCCGCCTGCTGCGCTGGCAGCTGCTGCGCTTCACCTTCCTCATCCCGCTTGCTGCCCAGCAATTGCAAGCGGTCCACAGCGACCACCATCTTGCTGCGCTCTTCGCCCGTCGACCGATCGGTCCACTTCTCCATCTTCACCGAGCCGGTCACACCGATCAGGCTGCCCTTGCGCACGTAGTCGACAACTACCTGGGCCTGCTTGCCCCAGATCTGCAATGGGAACCACACGGTCTCCGCATCTCGCCCTCGGCCATTGACTGCCAGGTTCACGTTCGCCACCATCGTGCCGCTCTCGAAGTAACGCGCCTCAGGATCGCGGCCTGCGCGTCCCACCAATGTGATGCTGTTCATGTTCCAGATTGCGATTGAACATTGTCGGAAGACAGCCAGCCAGGGGCTAACCTCTCCCACGCTTGAATCCCATCGAATGGGTACAACACCCGGCTGCCAACACGGATGAACGGCGGGCCCTTGCCCGCACTTCGCCAGTTCGCCAGCGTCTGATCACTCAGACGCCAGCGATCTGCCACCTCTTTGCTCGTCAAGTATTGCCTCTCACTACTACTCATGACTCCTCTCCTCAGAATGGATCTTCACGGACCAGTTCGGCCTGGATAGGCTGTTCCTCGACAACTTCCGGCTCTGACACTGCTGCGGTCTCGGTCGGGGGCGCAGCTGCCGCAATCTGGCGGTTGAGGTCCGCCACCACGCTGCCGCTGCTCACCGGTGCCTTCGTGTCGCGCACCGTCACCTGCTCCACCTCTTCCTTCACCCCCAGGCCGAACAAGACTTCAGGGATGTAGAGGTTGATCAGGCGCGTCGCGGCACGCCACCGCAGCATCTGCTCCGGGATCGACTTGTACTTCGGGTTTCGAGTCCAACCGTCGGCTGCGGCCTCCTTCATCGTCACTGTGGCAGTGATCACCTCCCCGGTCTCGCGCAGCGACGCGCTAGCGGTCACCTCCAAGGCATCGCCCTGTCCCTTTGACTTCCAGGTGATCGGGCCCTGGAGCAGGCCGCTCTTGTTGGCGCGGCTGATCGCAAACCGGCTGCTGGTGTTCGGCCGGCCGTTGATGACGCTCATTTCCTGGAACAGCAGCATCGGGTGCTCACCCAGCTGCTCGGCATAGAGCATGGCCACCAGGCACGCCTCGGGCTTGCCCTGGAAGTGGGGCGGCACCATCCCGGACATCGAGAACGCCTTGGCCAGTCGGTAGCGGTGGTCGAGGGCGGCACCATCGTGGAGGAAGGCCAGGGCCTGGTTGTTGGTGGTGGTCGTCAGGGCTGTGGATTCGGTCATGGAGTGTCTCCGGGGATGACCCGGGGTGAGGGGGACTGGGGCTTGACTGATTCACCAGTGAACGGGTTGGTGGGCCGCCGATCAGGCGATGGGTCGGGGTAGTTGATTGAGCGAGTGTCACGGGGGATAAGACGTGGCTTTGGTGCGACGGGGCCGTGCCTACTGGTGTTGCGGGCAGTGGGGCCTTCGTCGAAACGGACGGGGCGCCATACGGCCACGCTGTCAAGCCGGTGGTCGTCTCGGTGGATGTCGCGGAACTTGCGCGGACGTGCTTCGCTGCTGTCAGGAGCAATGTTTTTGTGGCTGAACCGGCTGAATCGTGGATGCCACGGCCAGCCGCACAGCACCGCGCTGCAGGTGGCGCCGATGGCGAACCATGCGAGGCGGGGATCAATCACGGCACCACCCCGGCAGCTCGATCGGCTCCTGCACCAGGTCGCCGTAGCCAGGCCACACGCCGGTCGCCCAGCACTCCGCCAGCAGCGCCATCGCGGCCTCGATCCGGCGCTGGCCGGCGGCAATCATCGCCCCGGAGGCGGGATAGACGGCCACCGCAAACGGTCGCACGTTCTCGACCGCGATCGTCAGGAACTGCTCCGCCTCCAGCGCACCCTGGTTCCAGGCCGCCTGCACGTGGTAGTCCAGGTTGGCGATCGACTTGGCGAACTCCACCCTCGAGGCGTCCTTCGTGGTCTTGACGTCGACCACCAGCCGCCGGTCTTCGCTGTGCCAGTCCGGTCTGGTCTTGCACGCCAGGCCCGTCACCGGATCGGTCCACGTGTAGCTGGCCTCCCGCCGGCCGGGGAGCTCCAGCAGGAACCGCGCGGCTGGATGCTTCCGCACCGCATCGGCCATCCGGCGCACTTGGTCGGCATCCTCGGGGCTGAGCACCAGCTTGCCGGCGCTCTCGCGCTCAAACTCCGCCGCAAGCTCCTTGCCGACCCTCGTCCGACGGTCGAACGCATGCGGCGGCACTGCGATGGTGCTGTCCCAGAGCTCCGGCTCCAGCACCGCGGTGTGCAGGGCGGTGCCCAGCTTCATGGGGTCGGTCGGCTCGCGCTTCTCGCGGTCCTCCGCCAGGAACTGGTCGGAGTAGTGCAGCGGCGATCGGCCGAGCACCTTTATCTGGCTCGGCGAGACCGCTTTGAGCGCGTGGTAGGCCTCGTTCGTGAGGCCGGGGTGATGAGTGAGGTCAGGCATAGGCCATACCCTGTGAATAGCGGGGGTCAGGCATCACCCTAAACACCTCCCCGCACTTACCGATGCTTCCCGCTGCTTCCCGCAACATACTGTCATAATCCTTTGATTTCGCGGGATATTCAGGCATCCTTCTGTCACGGTCAACCCCCTCTTCACAGGCATTCGCATGCCAGTCTCGCTTCGTCCCTATCAACAGCAGCTGCTCGAGGACATCCGCTCACAGATGCGCCTCGGTCATCGCCGCATCCTCGCCGTCATGCCCACAGGCGCTGGCAAGGGCACGACCATCGCATTCATGGTCAGCGAGGCCGCCCGCCGCGGCCATCGCGTCCTGATCCTTGCGCACCGCGCTGAGCTGATCGCCGACCTCTCACAGCGCATCCACGGCCTCGGCATCAACCACGGCATCCTCGCCAACGGCTACCGCGAAGATCTTCGCCAGACTGTGCAGGTTGGATCAGTCCAGACCGTGGTCCGACGCCTCGACCGCATCCCGCCGCCGTCCATGGTGATCCAGGACGAGGCCCACCACCTCGTGGCGGGCAACATGTGGGGCCGGATCATCGAGACGTGGCCCAGCTCCTTCCTGATCGGGAAGACCGCCACGCCTGAACGGCTTTCAGGTGAAGGCCTTGGGCAGGGTCATGGCGGCTTCTTCACCACCATGGTGCTGGGCCCCGACGCTGCCTGGCTCACCGCGGAAGGCTTCCTCGTCCCCGCCCGGATCTTCGCCCCGCCAGGCATTGACCTCTCGGCGGTGAAGCGCTTCGACACCGCCAAGGGCCGCCACGACTCCGGCACCATCCTTCGCCAGGGCCAGGCCATGGGTGATGCCGTCTTTCACTACCGCCGCACCATCGAGGACCATCACAACGGCACCGCCATCGCCTTCTGCTGCTCCGTCGATGACGCCGATGCTCTCGCCGAGGCCTTCCGCTCTGACGGCATCGCCGCCGCCCGTCTCGACGGATCCATGGACCGTGGTGAGCGTCGCCGGCTGATCGCTGACCTGGGGGCCGGCGTCCTGAAGGTGCTCACCAGCTGCGACATCATCAGCGAGGGCACCGACATCCCATCAGTCACCGGCGCGATCCTGCTTCGCCCCACCGAATCGCTGGGCCTCCACCTCCAGCAGGTGGGCCGCGTGCTGCGCCCCTGCCAGGGGAAGACGCACGCGATCATCAACGACCACGTTGGCAACAGCCTTCGCCATGGCCTGCCGACCGATCCACGCGAGTGGTCCCTCAAGGGCCGACCCAAGCGCAAGCGGGCCGCCAGCGACGCCCTGCCGGTGCGCGTCTGCCCTCGCTGCTTCGTCACCCTGGCCTCGACGGTGCCCGTCTGCACTGAATGCGGCCACGCCTTCGAGTCGCAGCGGCGTAAGCTCACGGTCGTCGATGGCAACCTCCAGGAGCTCACTCCACAGCAGCTCGCACAGCAGCGTCGCCGCGCCATCGGCCAGGCGCGCACTCGCGAGGAGCTCGAGGCCATCCGCTTGGAGATGGGATACAAGCCAGGATGGGTCGATCACATTCTGAGGGAACGCGGTGCCAGCTTGTTCCGATGAATCCGCGATCCAGCAGGCGATCCGCCTCCTCTCCCGCGGGCCCGTCCGCCTCTTCCGCAACAACACCGGTGCTCTCAAGGACCAGACCGGCCGCCTCGTGCGCTACGGCCTCTGCACCGGCTCCAGCGACCTCATCGGCTTCCGCACCATCACCATCACGCCCGACATGGTCGGCCAGCGCATCGCCGTCTTCACCGCCATCGAGGTCAAGGACCGCGGCCGCGCCACCCCCGAGCAGCAGGCTTTCATCGCCATGGTCCAGGCCGCCGGTGGTCTTGCCGGCATCGCTCGCTCCGTCGACGACGCACGCTCCATCCTTGGCATGTAACCGAGTGTTACAACCCACGGATTTGCCCGCCACCCTCGGGCTACGGTCCCTCTGCCACTCCCACCCACCCATGGCGCCCTACTCACCCCTCGAGGCCCTCATCCGCCTCCGGGCCCTCTACATCAGCACCCACAACGAGCAGATCCCCACTGACGACGACTTGCGCGATTTTGCCACCAGCCCTCACGAATGGGCTAAGCACATCATTCGCCACGGCGGCTGGTCGTTTTCCGCCGCCGAGGCCTGCGTCCGATCGGTTCGCATTCTCCGCAAGCGCGCCCTCCAGGCCCTCGACGCTGCCGCATGACCATGCAGCGCTTCCAGCTTCGTTGCCACCGCCTGGGCCAGTCACCCTTCCTTTGGGACTGCATCGCCAAGCACCCAGGCCAAGCCATCAAGATCGCCGCCTTCACCTGGCCCGGTCACCTCTTCACCTTTGTCGATCACCACGACGACCACCCGCAGTTCCTCGCATGATGCTCTTCCCCTTCTCCTCGAGCTCCACATTCAACGCCGGTGTCGAGCACGAACGCCAGCGCATCGCCGGCATCCTCCTCTCGCGTCGTGACCTCCTCGGCCACAGCCCCGTCGCCGGCAACCCCTTCCGTCGTGACGAGATCCTCCTCCTCCTCGCTGCCATCCAGGAGGCGGACTGATGACCGCGCAGCTGCTGCAGCAGCTTCAGCAGCTGCCTGACGACTGGGCCCTTGTCGCCGTCGGCAACAACAAGCGCCCTTACCAGTCTTCCTGGCAGGACATTCCCCTCACCAAGGACCAGGTCGCTGATGAGATCACCGCCGGTCGCGCCAAAGCCGTCGGCGTCCTCGCTGGCCCACCATCAGGTGGTCTCCTCTTCGTTGATCACGACGGCATCTCCGCCACTGAGGTCCTCGAGCGCATCGGCGCTCCGCTCCGTGACCTGCCCAAGTCCATCGCCGTCACCTCCGGCCGCGACGGTCGCTTCCAGATCATCTACCGGGTCCCATCCGACTACTGGCCCGCCATGGTCGGTCGACGCGTCATCAAGTCCGGCAAGACTGACACCGACGGCAAGGCCGAACAGCTCGAACTTCGATGGATCGGCCATCAGTCCGTCGTCATCGGTGCTCACCCCACCACCAACGGCTACCGCTGGCTCAAAGGCCGCAGCCCCGCTGAGCAGCCCCTCGCCGATGCGCCCTTGGTGCTCATCGAGCAGCTGCTCGATACTCCCGAACCTGAACCCACACCACTTCTCAGTCAGGCCACACCACCACCAGCAGCAGCACCACCGCCGTCCACTGGCACCGTCCCACTGCTCGACTTCGTCACCCGCGACTCTCGCGCTCTCATCGAGACCGGTGGCACCCCCGGCTCATGGAACGATGATCAGCTGCGCCTCTCACTTGATCTTCTTGGCACCGAGGCCTGGATCCGTGCACAAGGCCACACCCCAGACCTCACCGCCTCTCAGGCTTTCGCACTCCACATCACTGCCGCACGGCCCAAGGCCAGCGACTTCGACGAGAAGAAGTCGTGGCATCGGTTCAACGGTGCAGAGTCCCGCCACCCCACCCCAGGCACGCCAGACGACAAGCTCCACGACCGCCTGCGCTTCCACACCCGCGCGCAGCGGCCCCTCCTGCCGCCACCACCACCTCAGCCATCTGCCCCACCGCCTCCACCGCCGCAGGCCCCCACGCCGCCGCCCGAAGCCCCCTACGCTCCTTCCTTCGCCAAGCCGCAGAAGCTCGAGGCCGGGGAGTTGCTCGCCATGCTGCGCACCCAGGCCCAAGGTGGTCGCATCCGCTTCAACACCTTCTCCCAGCAGCTGGAGATTGACGGCAGCGTCCTCGAAGGTTCCGAACGCTTTTACCTCTCCCTCGCAGAGCAGGGTTTCAAGGTTTCAAAGGACCTCGCCCTTGACTGCCTGATTCAGGTCGCCCGCGAGAACCCCTACGACCCGGTCGCGCTCTACCTCGACCACGTCGCCGCCACTGTCCCGCCCACCTACATCGACGGTCTCGCCACCGCCTACCTCCGCCCCGAAGACGCCGCCACAGCATCTGGGCCTACCCTCTACGACCACATGCTTCGCTGCACCCTCATTGGTGCCGTCAGGCGGGTCTACGAGCCCGGCAGCAAGCACGACACCGCCACCGTGCTCATGGGTGATCAGGGCGCCCGCAAGAGCTCCTTCTGGTCTGCCCTCGGCGGCCCCTTCTTCTCCGATGCCCTCGGCGACTGCACCAGCAAGGACGACCTGATGGTCCTCCATCGCTCTTGGATCATGGAGTGGGCTGAGCTGGACCACATCATGGGCCGCCGCCACGCCGGCCAGGTCAAGGCCTTCCTCTCGCAGTCCACCGACCTCTTCCGCGTCCCCTACGGCAAGGCCACCGAAGCCTTCCCACGTCGCGGCATCATCGTCGGCTCGACCAACCGCTCCACCGGTTTCCTCCAGGACGACACCGGCAACCGTCGCTTCTGGGTCATCCCCACCACCCGGACTGAAGCCGATCCCATCGACACTCCCACCCTCCTGGCCGAGCGTGACGCCATCTGGTCCGCCGCCGTTCACGCCTACCGCGCCGGCGCACCCAACTACCTCCCCATCGACCTTGCACAGCAGGTCACCCGCGAGAACGAGTCCTACCAGGTTGACAACCCCTGGAAGGCTCCCATCGAGGCCTGGCTTACGGCCCCCACCAACCACGGCAAACGCATCACCAGCGAACTGCTGCTCTCGGAGGCCATTTGCAAGCCGGTCGAGCGTCAGTCCAGGGCCGATCAAATGCAGGTCGGCACCATCCTCCGGGAGCTCGGATACGAGAAGAGGCGCACCACGGTCGACGGGACCCTCAAGTGGGTGTTCTTCCAACCTCAGGCCTGATCCTTCCTACCTGTTGGCAAGGTTGGAAAGCTGAAACCCCAGTCAGGGGCTGGCTTTCTCTATCCTTTCTAACCTTTCCAACCTAAAAGGAAGAATAGAAAGAGAAGGGGGGAGAGGGGTATAGGGCAACTCTTGGAACTGGGATGTCAGGTTGGAAAAGGTTGGAAGGTTGGAAGCCCCTACCCTGGACCCAGGAGGTGCACCCCATGGCTCAGATCGACATCTCTGCCCGCGTCCTCGGGGACACCGAGCTCTCCAAGGCCCTTGCGCAGCTCTCCTCCCACGACATCCCCAAGGCCATCGCACACGGTGTCCGCCTGGCTGGTCAAGGGGCCAAGACCATTCTTGGGAAGGAGATCTCAGCCATCACTCCCATCCCTTCTGCCCGCATCAAGCAGGACGTCTTCGTTGCCATCGCTGCCGATGGTCAGTCCGCCAAGGTCTACACCGGCTCCACACCGATCTCGGCTCTGAAGTTCAAGCCACGTCAAACCCGCAGCGGTCTGCAGCTCACCCTCTACAAGGGCGAGCCCACCCTCATCCGATCGGGCTTCATGCAGACCAACCGATCACAGGCTCACCGCGGCAAGCTCCCCTTTAAGCCCGATCCCTCAAGGCCATACAGCTACGACGCCAGACGCAAGACCAAGCGCAAGGGCATGCAGTTCGTCTTCGGCCTGTCCATCGCTTCCATCTACCTCGGTGGTCGTCACAGCAGCAGGCTTCAGGCTGCAACCGAAGCACGTGTTGCAGAACGCCTCGCCACTGGCATCCTCCAGCGCCTCGGCGCTATGGGTCGTGGGTTCGGTCGCGCCTGAGACAATCCGTTACCCTGTGACCGTCCTCGGCCCACCTCGACCGTGGCGAAGCACTCACAGCCCAGGCTGATTCGGCACTCGCCTGAGCTCCTTGAGATCCGCATCCAATACTCCGCCTGCCAGCCCTTCGACTTCTTCCTCGCTTCCGACATTCACCTCGATAACCCTCACTGCGACCGCAACCTCCTCGCCCGCCACCTCGACCAGGCCAAGGCCCGGAACGGGCACGCGCTCTTCTTCGGTGATGTCCTCTGCCTCATGCAAGGCAAACTCGACCGCCGCGCCAGCAAGGGGGCCATCAGGCCTGAGCACTTGGGCTCCAACTACTTCGACCTGGTCTTTCGCGAATGCGCTGACTGGCTCTCGCCATGGGCCCAGACGATCCTCATGATGTCCGATGGCAACCACGAGACCGCCATCATCACCCACAACGAGATCGATCCCCTCGGCAATCTTGTCCGCCTGCTTCGTGACTCGCACGGTGCTTTCACTGAGCACATGCGCTACCAGGGTTTCATCTGGTTTACTTTCCACCAGACCAGTTCTGACCGCGAACACAAGATCCGCCGCACCACCCTCTTCTTCCACCACGGGGCATGGGGGGGGATCATCACCAAGGGCACCATGGGTGGTGGCCGCTATGCCTCCATCGCTCCTGACGCTCGCATCCTGATCAACGGCCACAACCACGAGCGGACCATCGTCTCCCATCCCTGCTACCGCCTCAACTCCTCAGGCAAGCAGCACATCGAGCAGCGCTGGCATCTGCAGACCGGAACCTACAAGGAAGAATTCCATGGTGGTGGTGGCTGGGCTGTGGAGCGCATCGTCATGCCCAAGTCCCTTGGCGGCATCTGGCTCCGCCTGAAGCCCACCAAGCACGGTGTCGACGTCACCTGCGAGCCTGCCTGCTGACCCCCCCACCCCCACGGCTTTGGGTCCTCCACCCGCCGGTTGACCGCGCGCACCCGTGT